ATTGTTGATAAAGGTGATCTTAATTTTAAGAAGTCTTCAATATCTTTCTTTCTACTATTTGGTATGCCGTCTGCATTTTTCAAATCTACAGATACAATTACTTTTCCAAACTCTGGTGGTGTAGTTGTTTCACCTCCATATACATTCAAAGTCTCTATGTCGTTAAAATTTTGTAATAAAAGAGTTTTATAATCTGTTACAGTAACAGTTCTATCTTGTATTGAAATTGATCTAGGTGCATTTACTCTTATGTCATTTATGGTTTCACCTGCTCCTCCACCTTTAGCTGTAGATATTGTTGTTATAGTGTTGCTTGAAATTCCAGATATACTTTCTGTAAGTGTGAAGGTGTTTGCACCGTTTGGATCTTCTCCGGTTGCATTTCTATATACTACTTCGATAACATTATTATCTATTAACTGTCTACCTATTACACCATCACCAAACTGTAACTCATATTTTTCTTTTTCAGCAGGTACGACAAAGTAAACATTTGATGTTCCATCAACACCAATAGTAGTTAATGATCTTGTGTATTCTGAATTAGTAGTATCAGCGCTAGATGTTAATACATGTACTGAAACACTGTCAACATCAACGCCTGTATTGTTTAACACAAATCTTTGATTTGTATTTGCAGTATTAACAACGAATAATTCTCTTACTATATCGCCCTCAAATATTTCTACATTAGATGCAATATAGTTTCCATTAGCATCAGCTGGTATTGTTATTCTTTCATTTGTAGTAAAAGTATATGAGTTTGATGATACTGATGTAGTAAAAGTTGAATGCTTTGGAAGAGTCACATTTGCTGGTGTTCCGTCTGGAACGAATTCTACATCAACTACTGCCTTTGATGAAGTGAAAGATCCTGGAAGATAATTTAGAGTTTTTGCATGAGATACAACACTATCTCTTAATTGTGCACTGTCTATAAATCCTTCAGCAGCAACCATATTAAGATAATAACTGTTCATATAAGTGTTATAAGATAAGATATCAATTAAAACGCTTAAGTTAGATCCATCAAAATCAAAGTCTTTGAATGCAGTTTGTGAACGTAAATAATTTTTAAGATTGCTCTTAATATCTGAAAAATCTAAATTTGCTACTGATAGTGCACTATTTGCCATTATCTTACTCTCTCTATTTCTAGTTCTAATGTGTTTGGTTCAGGACTATTTATCAAGTTAAAAATAACACTTACAAGCATTGCATTGTTATCTGGATCTCCTGATATGTTTATATCAATTAGTTGAGCCCTTGGTTCAAACTCATGTATTGTTTCTTCTATTGTAGCTTTAGCAGCTATCTTTGTTTGTGGAGTAAAGTTTTCAAATAATAATGATCTTATTTTACATCCAATGTTTGGTTGAAATAATCTTTCTCCTCTATCTGTTAGTATTAAATTTTTGATAGATTGTTTTACAGAGTCAGCATCATTTACTAAATCCAATGCTTTTTTGTTTGGATGTATTGTAAATTTATTTTTGAAGTCTGTAAAAATAGCCATATGTTTATTTATCTAATTAGTCAGTGTCTTTTGAAAAGTCTACCCTGTCTACTTTTTCTCCTGTAATTACTAAGTCTGGTAATGCTTCTATTTGACTTTGTATGCTTGAATAATTTCCAAAGAAAGTTTGCTCATGAATAAATTCAAAAGTAGTTGTTACCTTCTTAGGTTCTTGTGAGATAAGTCCTGCATCAAAGTAGGCTTTTGATTTTCTGTACTCGATAGTTTGATATTTAAATTGTATTAATGCAGTCTGTGCTGTTGTTTTTCTAATAAGTATTCTGTTCTCTTCTCTTGTTCTTTTAATATTTTCAATATTCTGTTCTCTTTTAGTTTTGCTTGGTTTACGGAACCTTCTATTATTTTCATTTTGTAATCTAAAGATATAATCTCTGTTAGAAAAAATCTTAGATTGTTCAGCTAAAGTTTCTGCAAGCAATGGTCTTAATGTTTGTAATTCTTCAGAATATATTTTCTCTATTTCTTTTGCTTTATCGCCATCAGGATTCAATATTACGTTTCGAGAATTTTCTAAATTGTCTGATGGTTGTTGATCTTTTTCTGGTGGTGAAGTGTTGTTAGCTTCTGATGGCTTTTCTGTTGGCTCTGCATCTTCTGCTGGTTCTTTTACGGGTATACCTTTTTTTGTAAACTCTCCATCCTCGCTAAGGTCTGTATTTGGTACTGATGTACAAATATCATCTAAAATCTTTTTAGTGTCAAATCCTGGTTTAGTTATTTCAGGTATCCCTCCTAGTAAATTTTTTACTCCAGATAAATCTCCTCCAGCTAACTTTCCTAAGTCTCCTGTAAGACTTGATTTACCTTCAGCTGCTTGTCTTGCAAGTACTTTTGCATCACCTAAGGCTCTGTCATAATTTTGTGATAACCCTTCTAACTTTCCTTTATCCAATCCTAGCTTATCAAACATATCATCTATATTAACATTAGATCCAAAGTTTTCTTTTATCCCTTTCATCTTTGATAAGAACTCACCTGGGTTATCCATACTGCTCATCATAGCGGTCATCTCTTCTTGTAAGTTAGCTTTTGGTTTTGGTATATCTGGTACAGCAGCTTCTACTTTAGATTTGATTCCATCAGTAAGTCCTTCTAAACTACTCTTTAGTCCTGAGATACCATCAGCAATACCACCAGCAGCAGATCCTATGAAACTATCTTTTACAGTATCCATAGCACCACCGATCTCTTTATCAAGATTTAATGCATCTTTAGATGGTCCGCAATCTTTACTCATTATGCATCCGCCACTGAAGTATCTTTATTATTAGGTCCATCACCATCATCAGCTGTTCCACCTGTCTGTTTGTGTACGTGTGTTGCTAATGTAGGAGCATTACCTGCATCAGTAGACACATCACCAACTGAATGGGTTGTACCTGTTATTGTTAAGTTATTGTTAAATGTTGAATGACCAGTTGCTGTAATAGATTGTGTACTACCAACATTTATAAATTGAGCAGCATCTGTTTCTATAGTTTGTTGATCAACAGACTTAAGTTTCATTTTACCTTCTGCTGCAATATTGAGATCACCACCTGCAGCAATATTTAGATTGTTTGCACCAAGCAAGGTATAGTTGTCGGGTAAGATATGAGTTGCCTTGCTTAGGTTAGTTCTTGATTCTTCTCCTGTGACTGTTTTTCTAAACAATCCTTTGATACTATCTACAAAATTACCTACTGTTGTTATAGATACGTTACCTGATACTCTAGTATTTTTATCTCCATTTATTTGTGTTGACTTATCACTTACTATTTCTTTTGCTTCGTTTCCACCTATCTTTTGTACTACATCACCTGTAACAGTTAATAGATAATCACCATCTATTTCTTCTATTTTGTTTCCTTTTATAAGTGTTCTTGCATCTCCATTGATAGTAATGTTTACATTTCCCTTTACAAACATATCATTATCACCAAAGATAACTTCATAGTTGTTTCTAACTACTTTAGTCATTCTATCACCTTTTGGTTGAATCTCTTGGAATGTGCCAGAGTTATGATACCAATGTATTCTTTCAGCTTTAGGTGTATCGTCTACTTCAAATACATGACCGGCTTCTGTGTGCCACACATGATTTAAAGGATAAGCAGACGATGGAACTTCTGGCGGAAAATTTCTTCCTTGTCCTCCATATCTAGGATGTGGCTCTTTCCACCTAGTTCTTCTATAAAAACTGCTATCTTTATTAGCTAATACTGACTTTACTTTTGGTCCTTTTGCTGATTCTATTGTACCTAAACTGTCTTTGTTGATTCTTTTTTTAGTTAAAACTTGGTGTGTTTCAGCATTTTTTCTAGCTAATCTACTTACAGAAGACTCACCTATTATAGAAATTGAAGGGTTATTTAAAGGATATACCTCATTTTTATGATCACTAAATCCTTCATCACTAGGTAGATTAGATGGTTTACCTACTAAGGTTCCTAACACCAATGGATGTTGAAACTCTCCTTGATCCATAAACACACCAAACACCCAGGTTCCTTCAACAATTCCTGTTGGCGATCTACCTATACCACTCATGGCTGCTGATGTTACTGGCTGTAATACCATTGCCCAAGGAAGTTCCTCACAAGGTAATGCCGATTTATCCTCTGTATGAACTGAGTATATTCTTACTTTAACTCTACCTAATTCATCTGGATCGTTTCTATCTTCAACGACTCCAACAAAATTTCTAAAGTTAGTAAATGATCCGTAACCTGTTTGCATTATTTTTTCACCACAATATTTTTAGTTAAATCTTCTACATTAGCATTATAGCTTTCTTTGTTTAATATCATAGAACATCTGTATGAGCCTTGACCTAGATCATGCATAAGTCTCGTTACTAAGTATTTACCAGACACTTTTGGCTCTTGACCTTTATCTTCATTAGCAGCTAATTCTAATATATCTAAGTCTAATACTTTTCCTACTCTAAGATTAGAGTTGCCTGGAACAACTATTTGTGTTTCAACTTGAGAGAGACAATCAAAGTAAAATTTTCTTCTAGGTATTAATATGGCTCTTTTGTCATCTTCTTCGTTTGTTTTATTTAACCACTGTGTACTGTTTATTACATTTAAGCTCTCATCTATTATAGCTTTTGAATCTAATGACATTGCTGCATCATCTAAGTGTTCAAATGTAATGAAGTCTTCTTTTACTTGTACTGTAGAAACATTTACTCGTTGGTTGATAAGGTCAAGTTCTTTAGCTGCATTTGCATATGCTCCAGACTTTATCTTCTTTAAGACATCTTTATTAGCTTCAATTTTTAATCCCTCTATATTTGTCATAGGGTCATTGTCTTCTGTAGTCATGTTTGCATTAGGTGAATATCTATATGGTATAGCATCTTTTTTATTTTCACCTATTAATCTTTCAATGTTTTTAAAATGATATCCGTCAGCGTCTTCATAAAATGTAAACAATGATGATCTAAACTTTGAGTCATATGCTCTTCTTTGTAAAAACTCAAATGTTTCAAAAGGAGTCATGCCTGGTACAATGTATGTATAGGTTCCTGTACATTTATGTGTTTCTAGTTTTCTTTCAGATCCAAGTCTTCCAAATACACTTTCTACTGCTTCGTGTATGGGAACAGTAAATGATTGGTTTATATCCATTATTGCTTGAGTGTAATGTTCTGGTGTAACGCAATGTAAGTTATACAGTTTTATATCAGACTTCTCTTCTGAAATCTCAATGTTTACTTTGTAAACTCTAAAGGTTAGAGAGATTTCTTCATCATCTTCTCTTAAACTCTTAAATGTTATTTTAAATGTTTCTGTGCCATCAAAATCAACAACACCTAAACTGTCAGTAGCATCAATTAAAGTTAAAGTACATGATAAAGATGGTTTGAATAAATCTTCTTCAATAAGAATATTGGTAAACGAATCTGTAAGATTAACAGTACCTTTTGCAAAATTAAGTATTATATCTTCAGATAATTCGTAATGATTTGCTGTTGGATTTGACATTATACATTCTCTATCATAGCTTCTCTGAGTTTAGTAAATGCTTCAGAAGCTAGCCTTCTATCAATTAATTTTATAGTTCTTTTTGCTTCGTTCTTTTCATCTTCATGATTATATGCATAAACAGGAACATAATTACTGCCTTCAGTACCTACTGGAAACATGTTGTTATCAAATGTTTCTTTTGAAATAATAAACTTTTTTCCTTCTAAAGCAGGATTGCCTTTTATTTCGTTGGCTGTATATGTTCTTTTGTAATGTAGTATTTGTGCTTTAGCAGCTGCTACTGTACCGTACTTACTAATTATAAACTTAACAAATGCCCTTTGATCAAGAGGCCAATCATAATAAGGATCAGTCATATCATTTGCTAACATAACGAGCCATGCAAAGTTAGGATTGCCATAATAGTCATTTGCTATAGTATCTGGTCTCTCACCATCTTTAATTACATAATCATATATTGAGGTTGGATTATTTAAAACAAATTCTTTTACTTTTGGTCTTGCAATTAAATTTCTTGCAACCTTATCAGCATATTCAATTGTTGGAAAGTTAGTAAAGTATCCTCTTGATGCCATTATATTGAATTGCCTCCA